ACCAGTAATAGCGGCTCCTGTTGCAAATCCAAGAAATTCAGCGCGTTGATCGTTAGTAACATCTAACTTATACGCTCTACCTGAAGTACGCCCTGTATCTGATGAACTAGCGATATAAACAGCATCACGAGCAGAAAGATTTTCACCAGCAGTAACGCTTAGAGTAGTAGCTCCACCGCCACCAGCACCTACTTGAGTTTCATTTCCTAGATTATCTAATTTATAAAGATTACCATCAGATTTAAAATAAAGTTTATTTGAACCAGCAGAAGGATTAGTAGGAGTAGCAATTTGTGTGCCTGTAATAGCATCTAAGAAAGTTTTATTACTTAAACTTTGCGCTACATCTGTGCCTACAATGGTTGTAGTAGCGTCTGGAAGAGTTAATATTCTATTAGCTGTTTGAGAAGAAGTAAGAGTAGTTGATGTACTTGCACTACCAGCTGCATCAAACTTAATTTGTTTTGTAGGATCTGAAGCGTCAGCAATTGCTGTAGAGTTATCAACAAGAGTTTTATTAGAAAGAGTATCTGTAGTAGCTTTACCTACTAAAGTGTCTGTAGCATTAGGAAGAGTAACTGTACCAGATGAATTAATATTAACAGTGCCAGAGCCATTAACTAAATTAGTAGCTGTATTACCAGAAAGAGTTTTATTTGTTAAAATATCTGTAGTATCTTTACCTACAAGAGTATCATTAGCATCAGGAAGGGTTAATGTTTTATTAGTTGTTTGAGAAGAAAGAAGCGTTGTTGATGTTCCAGTAGATCCAGCCGCATCAAACTTAATTTGTTTTGTGTTGTCTGAAACATCTGCAATAGCAGTAGAACTATCAATTAAAGTTTTATTAGTAAGACTATCTGTAGTAGCTTTGCCAACTAATGTATCTGTAGCATTAGGAAGAGTAATAGTTTGATTTGTAGTTTGAGAAGATAATATAGTAGTGGAAGTATTTGTTGAACCGGCAGCATCAAACTTAATTTGTTTTGTAGAATCAGATACGTCTGCTATTGCTACGGTTGAATCAGAAAGATTTTTGTTAGTAAGCGTCGCAGAATGAGCTTCGGTAACTACAGGAGAGGCTGATGAACCGTTATGATAATTTAATTTATTATCAGTGGTTTTAACTTCCATTTCACCAGCTTGACTAAGCGGTGTATAGTCAGAGTCAGCAGGATTTTTTGGAACTAACCCTAAACCTCTTAGAATTTTTTTAATATTAATAGCCATAATTCATCCTTTATTGACTTAAAGCAGTAGCACCAAATGTAATTTTGCCTTGGTGAGAAGCTAAAGTTCCACCTAAAGCGGCTGTAGAAAAATAAAATTGACCATTATCTTCTACTTTAAAAGATATTTTTGCATCTCCTACTCGTTCTTGAACAATTTCCCATTTGTTATTAACTGGATTACTAGAATTATAAACAATAATAATCTGACCACTTTCTGCTACAGGAGCATTTAAAGAGTCAATTCTATATACAGAATATCTAATATAAGCTGCACGTACAGCAGAAGGAGAAAAAGCTAAATTTGTTAAAATTACATTAGAATTGTTAGGGTAAGTATCTATAACAAAAGGTTGTGTAGAAATGTCATATGGCCCTTTTACAGCATTAATAGAATCAGCCACCGTTTGAGCAAAAAGAATAACAGCCGCTGACCAGTCAGGAGATTGTGCGGTATCTGGAAATTCAATTGGAGTGCCTGAGATTGTAATAAGGGGCATTGTTACACCTATATTAAAGGTAAAAATATACGTATATAGTTGTTAAGATGAAAAAAATAATAAAAATAACAATATAATAAAAAAGGGGCTAGAACAGCGTCCTAGCCCCTTCTTTAAGTTATTGAATTAATTATTAAACGCTGTTAACAACGTTAGTAATAACAACGTTGCGAGCAGGAGACATACAGAATACAGCTTGATCGCTGTATAGACGTAGCTCATAAGCAGCAGCGTTTTCTAGATCGCGGAAGAATTCTTCACCTTGACCTGGGCGTTTGAAGGTCATGTCAGTTGAACCAACACGGAACCAACCTTCAACGTCTAGGAGGTAAGCATAACCTTCTTTAACGTAGATAGAAGGTTCAATTTCAATCTCACCATTTTGTGAATGGAAGAGAATGCCTTTTGAACCAACTTCAGCTTTATCCTTGCTGTAGCTACCGTCATAACGACGAAGTGCGGCTTGGTCATTGAGCATATTTGCCCAACCGCGAGGATTGACTAGGGCTAGTAGCTTGCTATCTAGGCCCTTTTCAACCGCACGAGCAGCGGCTTGATTTAGCTTGGAGAAGCTAAGTGCAGCGCCAGATGCTGAGTACTGATTACCACGGAAGAGGTTATAAGTACTAACGTTAATGTTAAAGAGAGTACCAGAGGTAATGGTTAGGATCTTGTGGATACCAGGGAATTCATTATTATAAGCACCTTTATGCCAAATAACGTCGCCAGCAGCAGTACCCGCAGGTGAAGCATTAAGAGTTAGTTCACGAGTATCCATGTTAACGGATACGATGGTGAATTCACCCTTAGAGGTATTACCTGAAGAATCGCGAATTTCAATAGGCATACCTTCTGCACCGGCCCAAATACCAGGAGCCCACTCGGCAGTAGCTACGGTTACAACAGCACCAGCAGCAGCGCCGTTAAGAGTACCATAACCAACTTGACCATAAAGCATTTCGATCTCAAGCTTTTTAGCCATTGAACGAAGCATGTTTGCTACTAGGAATTTAGTAGCATCCATGAATGCTTTTTGTCCACCTTGAGCAGCGCGGCTTGCGGCCACGTAGCCAAGGAGTGAACGGAGAACAATAGGATTACCCTTTACTTGAGCGTCTTTAATTTGCTTATGTTATCCTAGAAGCTCTTTATCTTCTAGTTCTTATAGTTTCCTATAAGGTCAGACTATCTATTCACCCTTATTTAAGGGGTCGAAGTCTCGTGGAGCTATTTTATTCTACGTTAGTAGCTTCAAGCTCTAGTCGTTGCGCGTGTTCTGAATCGTTATTTTCTGAACTTCCGCTCTGATTAGCATCACTAATATATACAAAAGAATGATTTCTATGATGTTTTCTTTTACCACTTAAAACTCTATAAATTTCAGAGTTATTAAATCCATCATTTTCTGCTTGGTTAATAAAATCGTAAATCTTCTCTTCTCTAGTAATTAGATTAATAGCTTTAATCTGTTTACCACCTTGTTCTCTTGATTTTCTAAGTCTAGACTCAAGTGACCAAGTTTTTGATCTATTTACTTTTTTACCTAACTTCGCTAATTTCATCTTTTCTCTAGTCAAATCGCTTATAGTTCCTTTTCTATCTTCCCCTTTAGATAGATTATAACCATTAGGAACCATAGTATTGAGAGTTTCAATAAAATATGTTTCTAAATAGTTAAGATCTTCTTTAGAGAAGGCAGCAACTAATTCTTCAACTTTGAAGTTTTCTCTTCCGTGTTTAATAATTGCTGACGAAAGATATCTACTAGATCTTTTGTCTCTAGCATGATCATTAAATCTATTAAGAATATTATTTTTTGTCTGACCTACATACTGTTGACCAGTTTTAATATTCGTTATTAGATATACTGAACCATACTTTTTCATTAATTTTAGCTTTCCAGTTTTTTACTTCGATTTTCTAGTTCCATGTTACCACAGAACGCTGGCCAAATCAATTAGAAACCAGCTACTGGAGCATTCAAATTGAAAGCGTCCTCATCGGAGCTTGCAAAAGTCACACCATGTTCAAGACCCAAAATCACAGGTTGGTGATATAAATTTCCAGGTTGTTTGTCTTTGCTCATGAACTTGATTTTGTTGAGGAGCTTTACGCCATCCAATTTTGTTATCGCTAAGACTCTTTATTCTTAGCCTCTCATAGTTACCTATGAGTTCAGACTATCTTATCTTCTTTCAGGTTTAAATCCTTTAGGATGTAGTGCATTGTTATTAACTAAAAAGTCTCTCATAATCTTTTCTGTAACATTATAAAATTTAGCAGTTCTTTTTAACGAGCTAACATGATTATAATATTTAATTACTTCTACTTTATCAGCTTGAAATAATTCACCATTCCTAATTTTAAGAAGTCTCGGACTCGTGGGACGATTATATTCTAATTGGTTGTATTTTTCATTATATTTTAAAATTATATTTCTAAATTTATGTCTCATACTTGGTATGTTGTTTACATATTTTTTAATATGACTCCAAACTACCATTGTTTCAAATTCATTAATAATCAAAAATGGGTAACTCTTTTTATAGTTATTATGTTTTTCATATCTTATGTAAGAAGTAATTTTATATCTGTCTTTTAACCATTGACTGATTTTATTAATATCTTCTTCATTAGAATCACAAACACAAAGTTTAATGCTCGCTCTATTAATTGCGGCATCATCAAATAATAACATCGCTAAAGCAAAATCACTATTCTCTACTGACACTAAAGATAAAAAATTAGAGATTACTTTTTTATTATTAACATAACCAAACTCTCTAAGGGGTAAAAAAATACTTTTTCTATCTAAATAAATAGATTTTGTGTTCTTTTTTATATTGTGATAAACATGCAGTTTTACATTAAATTCTTTCTCGATTAGTTCTTTTTTCCAATTAAGAAAATCTTCTTGTTTAACTGAGTGTTCAACAACGATTCTACCTTCTTTATTGATATAACCATCACCCATAGTAAGAATAGCTATTAATTCGTTCATTAGTTTCACGTCCTAGTCGTTGCGCGTGTTAATTTTGTTATAAATTAACTTCCGCTCTGATTATCCTAGTTTATCATAGATAACTAGGGTTTTCCAGGTTTTTCCGAGATGTTCACTTAAATATTTCTATTTAAGGCCCCTATGTTTAAGGGATAAGCTCCCCAAGTTTATCAGCATCATTATGTTACGCCAATTTTACTTGGGATAAGATTTCTTCGAATCTTATTCACTAGTTTCTTGGGTTATCTAGTGTTCAGACTGTCGCATCTTCTAATCTGCAATTATTAGAAGTTCTCTCGCTCAGTCGTTACTGCTGCCCACTTTCGTTGCTTGCAGTCTGTTGTCCCCTTCGGGAGTTCCAGCTTAATCAGAGAGAATTTTAGAAGCTCATTACTGAGATTTAAGCTTCCTTGAACATTCCATTAAGATTTCCAACCGTACCGGCTGGATTACCAAAAGTATTTGCAGTTGCCATATTATTTTATTTCCTTTTTATTTATTTAAATTTATTGTTCGTTAATAACATACTTTACAATAATGCAATCATTATCAGCGAGAGCATTAGAGAGAGTAAGGGTCATTTGAGAACCTGAAATAACGATACCAGCTTGAGCAATCAAAGAAAGACCCACGCTATCATCGCAATGAATAGCAGAACGGACTTCTTTAACTGGCTCTTTAACATCTACGGTCACATCTAGACCTGAAACAGAAACTAAAGCAGCATCGGCCTTTTTGACAACTAGTTCTTGTACTTTTAGTTGTACGCCAAGGACGAGGCTATCTTTTGATTGAAATGAAGCAGCCATTTTATTTTCCTTTACATTTAAAGTTAAATAGGTTATAGTTTTATTATCAAAGTGATCTCGCCCTTATATTTAATATTCGTACCCCCATTTAAGGGGTTATACAAAGTCAAATAACTGCAGACACTTTTACAATAATAGTTGTTAATACATACTTTAGATGCAATTTATTAGACAGCGCCTAATAAACTACATCAATAATATCAAAGATTTAAAAACCAAAAAAATCCTTAATAGATTGTTTTTGTGCAGGTTTTTCTTCTTTAGGTTTAGAAGTTACGCCTGTATCAGAAGCTACATTTTGAGCAGTCAAAGGTGCTTTTGCTGACTTAGCTTTAGCAATATTCTTTTTACGTACTCTAGTGAATACGTCCTTACCAATAATTTGCTCAATTACTTCTTCTGGCATAACAGCGAACATATCTTTAAGTTCATCCTGTAATTCTTCCCTAATGATAGGTAGAACATCGGTAGGATTAACGTCAATACCGTTCTGTAAGCCAAGAAGCATATAATCAGCTATCTTTTTAACTACGTAAGGGCTTTTAGGAAGATCAGATTTTTCTAAAGCTTGTCCAATAAGCATGTCATAACGTTCAAAAGATTCTTGTTGAATACGATCAAACTCGCGTTGTTTAGCCTCTTCTTTTTCACGCTCACGTTGTTCTTTGAGATCTTTTAGTTCTCGCTCTAATTTTTCACGTTCAAGCTGTTCAGGAGACTTTTGTGAGTTTTCAATCTCTTCTTCAATAACTTCTGCTGCTAATTTCTTAACATCAATGCCTATATTTGGATCAGAAAGTATCTTACGAGGATTTTTACGTAGTTCATCAATAAAAGACTTTACTTCTTTTTCTAAAGTGCTATATTCTTGTGCCCTTTTAGCTCCCATTTTTGACATTTGAAGATTACGTTTCATCCATTCAACAGTCTCTTCGTCGTCGGGAATTTCAAATGGTAATTCTTCATCCATTTCACGCCCATCTACCTTAATTCTAAGGCTTTTAAGCATTTTTTTGGCTTGAGCTTGTTGAGAAGGAGTACCATTTTGAGCTAAATCTTGAAGATTCTCTACAGAACCTTCTTGACCAGCTTCCATTTGTGAATTATTATCAGATTCAGATGATTCATTAGAAACAGAGGAGGATAAATCAGCAGATTGAAGGGCCGCTGAGCCGCCCGTTGACATATCAGACATATATTATTCCTTTAAAATCGTTTAATGACATAAAAATCATTAAATAGACTAAGTTAACTAGCCCATTATTGGGTATAGTATATAAATATAGTTGTTATTATTTGTATTTTAGTAATTTTTTAAGTTTAGGAAGTATTTGTTGTTCTTCTTTAGCTTTTGCTTGTTGATAAGCATCAAGATCAATATCTTTAACTACATCTTCTTGTTCAAGACCTGTAGGTTTTTTGCCTTTTATTTTTTCAAGTAAACTTTCTTTTCTTGGCTTTGTAGCTTTTTTAATTTTTTCAGTAACTTCAGAAGGAGGAGGTAATTCTTGTGTTAAAGGTTTACCATATTTTTCAGCAAAAGATTCAGGAAAATCTTGTTTATATTTTTCAATTAAATGTTGTCTTTGTGCAACATCTTGCAAATTTTGCCAGTTTTCAGGGTTGTTATAATGCTCAATAGTTTGTTCTAAAGCTTTTTTGTCCATATCTTTAGAAAGTTGTTTAGCTTCTTCTAAATTAAAATCTGACGCTTTAGCTGTTGGGGTTTTTGTTAATGTTTTTTCTATTTGCCCTTGTGGTTTAAGCTCATCAAATTTAAATTTGTGTGTAAACGTTTCTCCTGATGGTAGAGTAGTATAATAATCTTCTGGGGCTTTGGTGTGAAATTCCGTTCCTTCACCGTAATGGGATTTACCGACATTTTCTCCACCGTGATAACGCATTTCTTGTTTTCCGCCGCGAGAGTATATACTAGATTCTTGTCCTAAATCTTTTGCTAATTGATGTAATCTTTCGGCTTTTTTAGAATCTACGTTTAATGCGGCAATACTTTCTTCAGGCATTCCGTACATACCCTTAACTGGTATAGATTCAATGCCTTGTTTTTTTAATAAATCAATTATATCTTTATTAGATAAATTTTTATATTCTGGTTTAATAGACTCTAAATAACGAGGTTTTTCAGAAGTAAATAAAAAATGAGGTTTTTCTAAGGCTTGTTTTCCTATTATGTTTTCCGCAACAGGTTCTACTTTTGAAGCCATAGCTTTTGTACCTAATTTAGTTTTATTTAAAGCTTGAGATATTTTAGGTAAAGATTTAGCTATTTTAGCTCCAGGTAAAGCAGCTGATAAGTAATCAATAGGATTTAGCATTCCCATATCAGAACTAAGTCCTGGTTCTGGTTTAGTGGGATCGGGTTGACTAGAAGTTGGTCCATATGAACCAAGAAGTAGATCTAATGTTTTTTGTCCTAATTCGGGGTCAAGTGCCATTCCTGCACGAGTTTGCGGATCAGATAAAGAATCTTGCGTTTTTTGTTTATTTTTTAACTCTGTTAGTTTTTTAAGTGTTTGTTCATCCATACATTACCTTAAAAAGCAATACCTTTTAAATGTTTCCAACTAAGATTTTTATTTTTTTCTAAATACTTCATAGGATCTTTTGAAGCTTCTAACTGCGCTGTTGCTTTAGTTTGTGGCTCTTTTAATTTTTTAGCATATTTTTCTTTTAATAAAGCTTTTAATAAAGGAAAAGTATTAGTAGTGTCCATATTAATATTACCTTAAATATTATTTTTTAATTATTTTTTTAATACGCGAAAATCTAACATTACTGGTTTTATGACCTACTTTATTTTTATCTGAAATAGCTCTTTTTTTTTCAGAATCCGATAACTCTGACCATGTTTTAGGGGTTTGATTTGTTATGCGTTTAGACGGTCTACATTTAGGGGTATTTTTGGTAGTACCTGACCCACAAGGATCTCCTTTTTGATTTGTCCATTTTTCTGCAAACCAGCGTTTTAAGCTCATTTGCGATAACTCCCACCTCTACGTTTATACTCTTTAACTAACCAAGCTGATCCATAAGCAGAAGGCCATCTATCAAATTTATTTTTTGCTTCACTTTTAACTTGAGCATATAATTTTGGATTAGTTGGTTTATTCTTAGATATTACAGATTTAATTTTAGAAAATTTAGCCATATGTTTATTTTCTAGATACTTTGCCTGAGCATTTCCATTTTTTGCGACTTAAACGAAGAGGACTATTTGGATCATTTGCTGCTGATGGGTGATCTTTCATTTGACCATAAGATCTAGCACAATAACTATCACCTTTAGAAGTTCCTGGTGCTATTTTATAACGATTATCACCGTATTTAACAGTTTTTGTTCGTCCCGTTTTTTTATTAATTACTTTTTTAATGTATTTAAAATGTTTAGACATTTTTAATCCTAATTAAATTTGTTTACCTGAAATTTGACAATTTAATGTTCCAGAACCTGAAGATGCTGTATAAACCACTCTAACGTATTTATAGTGTGCTTTATCTACTTGATAAAAAAGTTGTGAATTTGCAGTAGGAATAGAAATAGAATTTACAACATAAAAATTTATTCCATTATTAGAAGCTTCTATCGTTAGAGTTCCATTTGGAGATCCAGTATAAACAGCGTGAACACAATAACCTCCTACTTCTCCAACGTCTACAACACTACTAATAATATTGCTAGACATATTACCTTCAGAAATACATTTATTATTAATTATAAAAATAGGAAGCATGTGTTACCTTTTAAATTATTTATATAACATTATTAAAATATTTGATAACTGTAGTAAAATAACTAAGCCTAATAGTTTTTCTACGGTAGTTAGACGAAAAGATTTTTTAATTAATTGCCTTGTTTCATTATTGTGCTTAGCCATTTTATAAATCTTTCTTTGTAATACTCAAGAAATCAACTTCTTGTGATAGTCTAATAAAGCTACCATAAATACCGAGATGATTAAAGAAGTAAGTTTCATTATAAGTTTGACCTAATCTAACTAACTCAACTTCTAATTTAAAAGTAATTTCACCTGTTTGCTCAGAAGGTGCCAAACTCACTTCACTAAACATACCTTTAAATCTACCACCAGAAAGAGGCGTACCAACTTGAGTTGATAGTAAAGTTTCAACCCAATTGTCATCCACAGAGATAGAATATATTTTAAACGTACAAGACGCTGCACTTTTAAATCCTTTATTTTTAAATAATCCAGCAAATACTTGAATTCCATCAAAGTTTTCTGCATCAAATTTAGCCCAACTTTGAATTTTGTATTGGTCTTTATCGCAAGGTCTATGGTTATATTTTGTAACAATTGATGTATACGCGGAGCCGGGACAAATAAGCATTTTATTCTTAAAACAAATTTTTAAGGGTTGTACATAATTGTTATTATTTAACATTTTAACTCGTCTTGATGCCATATTATGCAATTTTTCTTAAATTAAAAAC